ATGAACATATTTGTATTAGACTTAGACCCTGTAAAAGCAGCACGAATGCACTGCGACAAGCATGTGCCTAAGATGTGTGTTGAAGCAGCGCAGATGATGGCATCAGCCCTGCGTAGGCATGGTGCGACTGATGAGCAGATGCCATTTCGCAAAGATGGAAAAAGCAGATACAAAGGTGGTTACAAAAATCACCCATGTACCCGTTGGGCGGGTGACAGTCGTGATAACTTCATTTGGTTGGCTCGTCATGCTCAAGCACTACTTACTGAATACTCAAACCGCTTTGATAAAGTCCATGCTTGTAACGGGCCTATTCACATTATGTCCTGTAAAGATTACATCATTCCCGAAGGTGGACTGATGCACTTCGCACAGGCTATGCCTGACGAGTATCGTGATAATGATGCGGTCAAGGCATACCAAGCATACTACCATTCCAAGCAGTTCGCCAAGTGGGAGAAGGGAACACCTGCTCCTGACTGGTGGCGAGGCGTGGAGGTGACAGTGTGAAGAAAAAGAGATATGAAATGAAAGGAACAGTTATGATATACGCTCGTGCTGAAAATGAAGATGAGGCTATTGATGAGTTTGAAGAGAGAATGCGAGAAGCATTTGCTTATCTATTCGTGGACAGCAATTTAGAGATTAAAGAGGTGAAGGCATGAATGGAAAAGATGTAGTTTGGAGTAAAGAGATGAAGGACATGGCAGTTTATTGTATGACAAGTAGCACCGCAATTGATAGCATAGGTCACTACTTAGTTGAATATATCGCAAGGGAAGATGCTGAAGTTCAAGAGATTGAATGCAATGGTGAGTGTCAGTATGAAATAGACTTTTACATTGCAGCATTGACTAAAGCAGTTCAAAAATCAAAGCACTTCAAAGACATGAAGAAGTTTTTACAAACGGCTTCTGATTACTACGGTGGTACTTACTTTCATCTTTTGGTTAAATGGCTAAAGGAAAATTATGGCTTGGAGGTGACGGCATGATTACAATAATACTGACACATGATGATGAAATACTGAAAGTATTGGACAGTGAAGGTAACGAAATTGAATACCTTGTGGAAGATACTTACCATATGGAATGTTCAACTGTCGGTTGCCCCGGTTGTGAATTGGAGGTGACGGCGTGAGTTGTTGCCCACATTTTATACATGGAAATTGCCAAGCAGGTTGGAGTGATGCAAAGGTATCTGTTGACGAAGCCGAAGATGGGTCATGGACTTTATGGGCTTGTGATGGTTGCGGAACTGAATGGAAAGAGGTGACGGCATGAATGAAAAGAAGTGCCCAATGTGTAAAGGAAAATATGGCTCAATCATTAACAATGAAGTGTGCGCTGTATGCACTGGTATACTTGAAGATGAAGAAGAGGCGGCGTTGAGGTGAAAGCATGAATGAAGTCAGAGAAATGCCATACTACGGTGAGTTCATCGGAGAGTGAAAATAAATGTCAAGAGGATTCGACCAAGAGATACGCTGGCGTATACCAGCCACCGCAGCAAAGTGGAGAGGTAAGGCTGAAATTGTCATGAGTGTGGCTGACCCACAAGGTAATCATCCTCCTAAAATTGATATTCGTACAAGAAGAACTGTAGAACATACAAAAGGTGAAGGTTACACGAAAGAGGGCGTGAGACTTACACTTGAAGACGCTGCTTCGTTAGCGAAAGCGATTCAACATACCCTCGCAGAACTGAGGGAAACAGATGTTACTGGCTGAGGCGGCTGACATTGCAGACAAACTGCGTAATCTATATCGCAGGTATATGACTGATGCAGACAACCGCTCAAAGCATTTTAGAGAAGTAGTAGATGTTATCAGGATAGCCCTGCGAAATTCTGTAGAAGATGTTAGTCAACTAATTGACATGTTCTATCCTGAGCATTCAAAGTACCCACGGCAGTTCATATCATTCAGAGAGTTGAGAGACGATGTTTGTCTCAAACTATCTATCTCACCTTTGGTATGGGATGACTCACTGGCAGGTAAACCAATCGTTCCTCTTCTATCCCTAGAGTCACCTGAGTACGGCGGTGAAGGCTTGACTATCAAGCAGTCACTCAATCTCATGGCTCGTATTAGAGACGAAGGCTTTTTCCAAATTGCCAGCAAAATGAATGAGAAAGAAGCATTGTTGTTTTGGAGTCGTGCTACTGATGAACGACCACCCATGCCAATCAATCGCTTCTTACAAGTCGTATCATACGCAAGAGAACAAGGCTATGCTCAGAGCCTACAATCAATCAACATCATGCTCCAAACAATGACCCCTTCTGAAATCATACAGAAGATATTTGGTCGAGTAGACGATATGGAGGTACGCACTATGCAACCCGGTCAACCTTTCTTAGGTCCTGTCTACAAGGCTTGGGATAAACTCACTACACCTGCTGATGTATATGCAGATGTACTATCAAATTCAAGACGATACTTACACATCACTGAGTTCCCTGTCGGGACATTCAAAGGTGTACTTTACAATCGTCACAAACAAGTCATGGGTAAGGCTTACAATTTACCCTACTCTGAGAAAGAGGCTATCTTTGAGGTAGAAGTAGACGGCATCGAGGTGAAGTATGTCACTGACATTCTTGCACTGGGAGAAGACTGGGGTATTTACAAGTTAGATTACCAAGATAGAATCAAAGCGTTGAATCAACTAAAACTATCTGTCCCTGTTAAACAAGGTAAGTTCGTACCAGCCTCTACAGATTTCAGCCATTTGCTTGAGACTATTGAGGAAGGTGATAGACTCAGACTCATAGACGCTGGTCCCATCAAGTTAGGTGGAGACGGTGGCTGGTCTATTCTCAAGGATGCATTCCACATCAACCTGCTCGTATCCGCAGTAATGAGAGACGACCAGTTTGAAACATTCGTCAGGTTGTCAGCAATGGATGGTTATGAAACATACGAGGTCGGTCAGATACAACTAAAGGTCGAGTCTGCTCAACACATGAGGCAGCGACTCGCTCATCACGGTGTTTTGGTAGGACAAGACTGGTTACCTGTAGACGAGTACGCTATTGTAGTGGTGTTAGAATTGCAATCGTTTTCATTGGATAAGTTATTATTAGAAAAAGCAGAGATATTATATCTTGATGATAACTTAGGGTACACTGACATTTCACAGTTAACTGACTTGATAGAAATGAGTGACTGAGCAATTTCATTTATATGTAGACAATAAAGGTAAGTGGGGGAGTTTGAATGAGTTTAAGAGAGAAATATAGACCTGTATCGGTTAAGAACTTGGTAGACCAAGACGATTTCGTCAAGGCGGCTAGGTCATGGAACATTGATACATGTCCTCCTAACATACTACTAGTTGGTCCACCGGGTGTTGGTAAGACTAGTGCCGCTCGTGCTTTGGCAATGGATTTACAAGGTGATTACTTTGACCCAAGCAATTTCATTATCACTAATGCATCTGATGACAGAGGCATAGATTATATCCGTGAACTGAAATCAATCAGTAAACAAAAAGGACTCGGTGTGAGTAGGAGAATAATTTGCTTAGATGAAGCAGATAGTTTCACCGCTCCCGCTCAGAAAGCACTGAGACAAGTTATGGAAGAAAGTTACAAGTCGAGCATCTTTGTTTTAACAGCGAATGACATTGGTCCCATCCACGATGCCATCCGAGACAGGTGCTTGACATTTTATTTCAAACCAATTAGCGATACCTCTACAAGTCGATTAGAGAAAATAGTTCAATTAGAAGGTATGCCTGTAGAGTGGTTACCTATGTTACCCAACCTAATTAGATTCACAAATGGTAGTTACAGAAAAGCCATTGATATTCTTGAGGGACTACCAAGGTCGGCAGAATCGCTCAGGACTCACTTGAAGAGAGACACGACTTATCTGAACAAGGCGGCTCTCAATCTGATGGGAAGTAATTTCCCGATGCTAACTGCGCTGATGACCCAATCACTTGAGTCAGGTCAGAGCAGATTCGGAGTGCTTAAAGGACTCCGTTACCGAGCCAAGCCGTTGATGGAAAGCGAAAGCGATTGGCACAGTTTCATGCTCACATATGGCGAGTTCATCTTGCTGGCTACACAGTGGCCGGATGATGATGTGTCATTTGTGGAATACTTTGTAGCAAAACTAAGAAAAAATATGGAGGAAAATATATGAGCGACGATAATAAATGGCCGGAAGATGTACTGGAAAGACTAAGAGGTTACGCAGAACGAATGGGGATAAAGGTTGGAGAAGCAGCGAACAAGTTCAAAGAATGGTTGGCTGTTGAATTTAGTGTGGACAACCCACTAGACGAAGACCCCTTTTACCTAAGTCAATGGAGCGAGCAATTTGTTCTTGAAAAGAGGAATGAAAGCACAGGCTCTCAAAGAGAAACTGTATCCTTTGTTGGTATGTTTATCGGTATAGAAGACAGTGAAAGAGATAACCGTAAAGGTATGTATGACAGAGCAATGAACATGTTCAGGTCTAACAGAGACAGAGCAATCGATGATGGGATGATTGGTGTACTCACAGCAAAAGACGGAGTATGGCACATCAACGGTAAAGCGACAGATGAGAGAGTTCAAGGTAGCGACTTACCTTGGTTTGGCTTTGAATCAGATGACATGATTCTGTGCTTGATGGCTAACAGAAATGGAGAGAGAAAACCAATTGCACCTACAAGTATCAGCAGGACTGCTTACTTCCTAGGTTCACCTGAGACTGGTGGCGACATTAAGAGATGGGGTATCAGTTTACAAGGCAAGTCAATGAATGTACCTTACACCAAATGGGAAGCATGTAAGATACAAACAATTGCTCCTACTAAGGAAGAGCAAGATATTCTTTACACTAACAGCAATTTCTCTGAGACAGTGGAATACACTAACGAGTGGTTACCCGAAGGATTGAGGACAGCCTTCTCACCTGAAAGATTACTAATCAATGCTAAGATGCACGATGAGTTTGTAGAATTACCTGACCTTGTGGATGCACATGGAGACAGAAAAATTACCACTGCTAACGGTGGCACTGTTAATCCTATCGTCATTACCAAGGGGTACATTACCTACTTGAATAGAGAACACATGGACAGCGAGTATGACCCTACAGGTCGCTCTTACAGATTGAGCATCTATGTTGGTAATGAAAAACCAGTTACTGTTTGGGTATCAGGTAGAATGCACGATGAAGACCGTGTATTTGAATATCAAAATACAAAGGGTGAATGGGGTCATTACAATGAGAAAACACAAGTGATTGTTGTAGGTAGACTACGATTGAAACCTTACCAAAATGAGATGCAAGCAAGTCTGAGTGCTCTCGGTATTTACATTCCACCACGAACCGCTCGCCCTGCGGGTGGTAGTGGGGACACATCATTAGAACAGTTTGGAGGAAATGAAAGATGAACGGTTGGGAAGCATTAGCAGAAGCGACAGAAGCAGAAGTAGTAGCGACTCCAAAGGTCGTAGAACCTGCGGAAGAATTAGAAAGAGTAAACGAAGTAGAGGCTCAAGTGATTGCAGAACAAGCACCTGTGTCTTCTTCCGACTTTATCAGTCGATTCCCTGAGTTACAGGCAGAGATGACTGAGCAGGGTCAGACTCCTAAGATTGAGCCTAGCAGTACAATGTTGGCTTTTGTAGGTCACGAGGGAACTGGTAAAACAGGACTTGCTTATGATGCTCACAAGCACAAGCACCCTGACGGTCTTGCTATTGTACTTGACCACGATAACGGTGGACTATCTTGTAAGCAAGCGCATTACAACAATGACTCTTCTTTTCGCATATTCTCACCTTGGGTTATGCAACAACAGGACAGGACTGCTTACAACTATCTAGCGTCTTACAATCGTGTCATGGACATATGTAAGTTTGCAGTGGAGTATGCAGAGAACCAATACAAAGAAGGCTTTGAAGGTCCACAACTTAAGTCATTCATAGTGACAGGCGTTGACCAGTTCGATGAAATGTGCATTACTTGTATGAAGATATACGACTTAGATATGAAAGCGACAGATGCAGTAGAAGCATCTCATTCAAAACTGAATGCAGAAATTGGTTGGAACTGGAACATTCGTGCTACTCGTTTCAAGCAATTGACAGCACAATGTCAGAAATTAAACAGACTTGGTGTCGATGTTTACTGGGAGACTCATCTCAAAGAAGACAAAGACGGTAAAGTTGGATTCGACGGATGGAAATTTGCATGGCATGCAAGTGCTAACAAAGACTTATTCCAAATTGTTTGGTGTAAATCCAAGCATGTAAGAAACAATGACGGCTCTTTGACTGGAGAAGTAAGGTATTCGGCTGAGTTCTTCAAGCAGAAGACAAACCCGAATCTACTAAACCAAGAGCGTCTATACTTTGTAACTAACAAAGGCGAAGACGCTCAGTGGTATGGTCTGCCTGAACTAAGGGATGGTGTTATCTAAACATCAGTGGCACATGGGGTTCTTGGTAAGGTAATTGGGTACACTGCCTCTTTTAACAGAAGGCGCTTTCGGTATACTGATTCACCACGAGATGAATCGTACCCTCCCCCTCCCACTTGTAGGTGATATTATGGTGAGTTTTACAATTAGCAAAGAGACATTCAATAATTTCCTAGCCAGTTTTGGTAGGGATTTAATTGACATTGCGATAAATGTGAATACGGATAGTATTTCTGCTGCTGTAGCGAATAGCACTCACTATATCTATAGAAAGGTAGACTGTGGTACAGAATCAAAGGGTAAACTATACATCACAGATATAGTGAAACTCAAGTCATTTTTGAGCACTGTCAAGGTAGCCGACCTCCATCTGAGCCAAGAAGGTAAGACCGGAACGCTACACATCAGGGCAGGTAATTCAAGTTTACAACTACCAACGAGTTCCTATGTCGAGTCACAAAAGAGACTTGGTTTACTAAGTAAGACTATCGAGCAATCTAAGGGTAGTATGTGGACCACTTGGTTCAACACTCCCCTAACTCACCACGCAAGAGTTACAGCCGAATCGCTGAAACCTGCTACTGGATTCAAGAAAGTACTTGGTGGTAAGTTTGCTTGTAAAACCGAGTTTGACTCTGACGGTGAGGAGTTTGTCATTAGAGGTGGTAAAAGTCAGACAGGTAAGATGTTTGTAAGAGCGAAGTTGTCTAATGTGGATGCACCTTCAACACTGGCTAGGTCTGCGTTTGATAACTGGCTACCTGAATTACTGTATAATTTACCAGTTGGAGAGTTAGAATTGCATACTGGAGATGAGACGGTTCTAATCTTAGAACAGACCAGTACTAACTTCTTGATGATAGTGATTGACCAAGAGTACGAGGAGGACTGAACATGGAATATTGTAAAAAATGCGGTGCGAGGGTAGTACTACCTATTGAGCATTCGTTAGTTTGTAATGGTGAAGAGGAATGAGTATGATAAGACAAGGTAGTAAGAATAGAAGTATCATTTCTATGGGTAATTGCATTGTCAATGCTCAGTACAACCGAATGACAATGTTAGAGAATCACTTGGACAAAGTGAAGGACAAAGACCCTGAGAATGTAAAGATATGCGTAGGCTCAATGGGCTTTAAGTCAGACAACGGTCAGATACACTGGGAGTATGGTGACCCTTCACGCACCAGTACCGAAGGTTGGGATAACCTTGGAGGTATAGATGCTCACGCTTGGCTTACTTACATTGATAACGAAGATAACGAGATAATAGTTGACCCTTGGTTCAGCACCTATGGTAAGATTTGTAATTTATGGAATGTTCGTTCAAAGGATAAAAAGAATTGTAGAACCTATTTTCAGATTCAAGACGAGGGAACTCATTATACAATTTACACTACTATGGTCATGTTGGCTATGGTTAAAAATAAAGTTCCCAAAGAACTGAGTGAATGGCTTAGAGAAAATAGGAATGAGAGAAATGCAATTTAGGGAGGGTAATGTATGACTAAGGTTCATTTTGGACACCCAGAGCATGGTTATTGTAACTGTGGTAAAATTGTGCCCAGTATCAGAGGTAAGCCACTTTGTCCTCATTGTCATTGTTATCAAGGAAAAGACGGTTGTAATGATTGCGAATGTATATATCCGAGGGAAGAAGAATGATTATCAACGCATATTGCCCTGACCCCGAAGGCTCTGACCACATCTACAAGAGGTGGCGTGATGCCGAGGGTAACCTCATCGAGGAAACTGTTACAGATTTCAAACCATACTTTTGGATTTCTGCTAACAACTCAAGGCGATATGTAGACAGAATAATTGAACAATACCCCGGTGCTTGGGTCGATTGGAATGATACGGCCGTAGGGTTGAGAGATGAAGAGCCGTTGGTCAAGGTGTACACTCATAGACAACGAGACATTAAGGAAGTAGCAAGGCGGTTTAAGAAGACATGGGAGGCTGACCTGTCATTAGAAGACAGATACCTCATTGATAATGTCAAAGAAATGCCTGAGTGGAAACCTCGTGTATGGCACTTCGATTTAGAGTGGGAGCCTGACACAAAAGAAACCACAGTAATGGCTGTCATTGATAACTACAATAACAGATTCGTAGCATTCTGCTGGAAGAAGGACAACCCTAACGGTTTGTTCGACATGGATTCATACGAAGAAGTCAGAGAAGTAGAATACGAAGTCAACGGAGTCATGACCAAGTTCAACTACGAGCGTCATCTGTACGGCTCAGAAGAAGAAATGCATGATGCTTTCTTACACTATTTAGACGAATGTAATCCTGACATATTCATCGCTCACGCCATCATGTGGGCTGACTTACCTCATCTAATTAGTAGGCTCAAGCAGTTCAGAAGGCTCAGTCCACTAAAGAGAGTCCTTCGACCAAGCAAAGGTGCTTACGATTATGTGGACCAACCTATCTTAGGTAGACTCTGTTTCGATACTGCTGCTCCTGTCAGAAGTGGAAGTGGTTTTGAGCGTGTATGGAAAGACAGCGGTAAGCCTCAGTTGAAGAACCTCAAGTTAGATACAATAGCAGAGGCTTGTAAACTGGGCGGTAAGTTCGACATGGATGTATTCACAGGCTGGACTGAGAGATTCGATGAATATGTAGACTACTGTATGCAAGATACCCTACTTCTCAAGAAGATAGATGAGAATAACCATGTGGCTAACTTCTTCTTGTCTTTACAAAGACTATGTGGTGTATCATTTCGCTCTTGTCACAATGTTACAAGATTTGCAAGAGGACTATTACAGCGCAGAACAGAGTGGAAAGCACCAACTAGGTCTACGCAAGAAAAACAAGAATACGAAGGTGCTTTCATACCTCCACCTAGACCGGGTAGATACGAAGGCGTGGCCTGTGTTGACTACAAGGGTCTTTATCCGTCAATCATACTGTCGCATAATCTTAGTTGGGAGACACAAGTTCCAAGTCACATGGTTGATGAGGAAAATGTCAGGCGTTTACCTGATGGAACTTGTTGGAAGCAGGGAGTGCCTGCTTTACTCCCAAGTATAGTCAATGAGATGTTTGAACTTCGTGATGAATATAAACAAAAAATGAGGCAGGTAACTGACCCTACAGAAAAGGCTGGTTGGAATACTATGCAACTTGCTACCAAGCGAGTCATGGCGAGCCTATATGGGGCAACCGCGAGTCCTTATTGGGGATGGTGTGACCTTGACATAGCCTCTGCTATTACTGCCTGTGGAAGACAGGCAATTAAATTCCTAATGGAAGAATCACAGAATCAGGGCTACAATTCATTGTATGGACACACTGATTCTGCTTTCGTTCAAGTGCCTTTTGACGAGGCCACTGCGCTTGCGAAGCATCTCACTGAGACAGTTCAGCGAGAGCATGAAGCGAGCCATCTAATTGTAGAGTTTGAGGCTTATATGCCCTATTGGATTGTAGGCGGTAAGAATCTCTACTACGGTATATGCTCATGGCCTCCCGAAGATGACGGGAAGGTCAAGAGCGCACGATGGGGCAAAATCAGCACTCTTGCTCCTATTTCTAAGAATCTTGAAAACGATGTGCTTACAGCCGTTTGTACAGGTGCTAACGAAGAACAAGTAATCGACATGGTTAGGCCACTATCTAAACGCATACAGCGTGGTGATGTGAGTCCTAAAGAAGTGGCTACCACTACAAGATTACAGAAGAAACTCTATGACTATTCAGAAACTACAGGTGGTGCTGTGAAGGCTGCTCGTTATTACAATGAGCATTTCAATGGTAATTTGGGTGAAGGAGACAGTGTAAACTGGTTGTATGTCAATCAAGTTCCAGCAGGTATGCCGTCTGTAGATGTGATTGCATACGAAGATGAGAAGATTCTCGATGGCTTCTCGTTGAATTATGACCTGATGGTGGACAAACTCATCAAGGCTAAAATCAAGCCCATTTTCAACGCCCTTAATTGGGACTTAGAAAGAGCAAGTGGGGCAGCGATGCCTAAGAGGTACTGGTGATATTATGGGAAGAAAGAGGAGGCTTAATTACTTTGCAGTTAACCAGTCTATAGACATAGTTATGTCTAATTTAGAAGTAGACGAAATATGGGTTGAGGACTTGATACCTAAAGTAATAGACCTTTACGAAGCGATTTCAGGTCACCGTGTTATTATCAAAAACTCTTACCCGTTGCTGAGATTTAGTCAAACATTGACTACACCTGCTCTTTTGAAAAGAGGATGGGAATGTAAACATAGAGTGAGAACTCAATTCATTGGAGAGCCTAAGCGAATGAAGAGAGGAAAGAAAAGAAAAGCATTCAGGATTGTGAAGAAAAATGAGTAGTATAGAAGATACAGTTTGTGAGAAGATACAGCAAAGAGCAGAACTTGGTAAAAACAAGTATGGAGTCACGATGGAAAGAAACGACCTCAAGTTTCTTGACTGGCTGGTTCATTTACAAGAAGAACTAATGGATGCGACAGTGTATCTACAACGCATTATCGAAGAGGAGGGAGGCGAATGAGTGACCGTTCACATTGGACTAAACTAGATTGGATGAGTTTACGATACCATCCATCAATAACCTGCGCTTGTTGTAATGAGCGATTTGCAAAGAATATACCCAAGCCTGTGAAATTAAAGGAGGAGAGCGAGTGAGTGATAGAGATTGGAGTGCATATGCTAAGTCATCGTACATCATGGGCGAGAAACCATACCTGCGAATGACAAAGACAAGTCTAACATCAGACTTCGACTTCTGCCCTAAACAGTACGAATACAAGAGAATACACAGGCTACCTGAGCCATCGACAGATGCAATGGTAAAGGGTACAAATGTACACGATGCTATTGAGCAGTACTACGACAATGTGACACCAGTCCTTGAAGAACTTCACACTCTTATGAAGAGAGACAAGAGACAGGAGGCACTGGAGTTAGCACTTAGCGTAATCCCTGAACAAGAATACCGTTTAGGTGAAGAAGGCTCTATTGAGCAAAGAATACGATGGGACTTGGAAAGACTACTGAGCGGTGGCACAGAAGACTACCTGCCGATAATCAACGAGTCCGAGATTCACGCATTTGTAGAAGAAGAGTTTGAGTTCAATGGCGAGGTGCACACAATTCCTATCCATTTCGCTGGTAGCATTGACCGTGGTTATGCGACAGGTGATGGCGGAGTAGCCCTCATGGAATTGAAGACAGGTAAGTGGATGCAAACTAAAAACAAGGAAGACGAATGGAAAGATTCCAATTTCAAAATTAAATCTATGAGAAGAGAGATGGCTTTCTACAAGAAGTTGCTTAAACTGGCTGACCACGAATATCAAAATGTCACTCACTGGGGCTGGGTCTACCCATCAGGTAGAGTGGAAGGTCTTGACGGACTTGATAAATATGGCCGTGAGCAAAGGAGCATCAACAAAATATTCTATGAGTCCTGTACAGGAAGAAGTTCAGGAACTTACGAAAAAGCAATTGACAAATTAAAAACAGCACTGATAACTGCTTACTTGGCCGAGGATTTCCCTCCTAAGCCGAGTGCAGGTAAATGCGCTTGGTGCAATTTCAAATCGATATGTCCCTCTTGGGAGGGCAGTGATGACCCGCAAGAATACCTTGCAAATTATCAGGAGGAAAAACAATGAACAAAGGAATGTTGGGCAGAACGATTGAAACCCTATTGTCTGAAATAGTTGACAGAGATGTAGAAATAACATTCGCACATCTAGGTCAAAGTGGAAAAGACTACAGTGTATCTATCCAAACCACCCTGTATGAGTTCGATGAAAATGTCACTGGACCGAGAGGTCCTATGTACATTACATTGAACAATTTCCTATTACAGGATACAGGCGAACTGCTTAGAGTAATAAAAGAAATTGTAGAAAACAACAGAGAGTGATACTATGAAACTGACCTTCGATTTCCCAAGAGAAGTAATGGAACTTGGGAGTGGGAAGGGAAGAGGCTTTCGTAAGATTGTTAGAAACAGTAAGGACTTAGAAAGGTACTGGGCAGGTAAGAACGGCGTATCTAACGCTTACATGACAGTCTATGGTTATAGAGCCACCAAGCAACCTCATAACAACCGAGTTGACTTAGTTACTCCCATAGTTAGGCACTTTGTCATGGACTTTGACCCTAAAGATTTCAGACATAAAGACAGACCTGATGTAGAGCCGGAAGTAGCCTTAGAGCAAACTGTAAGGCTTCATAATTTTCTATTGAAAGAAAACATCAAACACGGCATTTGGTATAGTGGTGGTGGATTTCATGTATGGGTCGGACTTGACAAACCGTATATGCCTAGCAGCGAAGATAACTTATCTGACATAAAAGAAGCAGGAATGAAACTAATTAGTGACTGGATTCATAAGTTAGATTTGTACTGTTCAGACCCAGCAGTTCCATTCGATACTAGCGGTATGATTCGTATACCTAACTCTTACAATTCAAAGCGAGGGCTTTGGTCTATTCCTTTGAGTACCTCTGACCTTGAGAAAGGAGTGGACTACATTATGGAAAAGGCACTTGACTCAGGTAAAGGTATGATACCTTATGGAGAAAAAGGGCTTGAACTTAAGATAGTTAGAGGTAAAAGTCGAGACAAAATGTTCAATGTTAGTTCAAAACCGATTGATTTACCTACAGTTTCGATGGAAGGAGTTACTATACTACCTTGTTTAAATTCAGCAGCATGTAGAGTAGGGAGTAACCCAAGCCATGATGCAAGAGTGCAACTTGTCAAATTCCTATCTAAACGGTTAAGAAATTTTATACCAGTAGAAAGAATTGACAGAAGTAAATTAGACGAACACGCTGAAACCATAGTGCGTTATATCAGTAGCCTTGAATGGGCTGACTTTGATGAAAGTACGACTCGTTACCAAGTTAGTACTATTGTAGGTACTGAATATCCACAGACATGCTCCATGCTTTACAAGAAAGGTATGTGTTTGGGTAAGTGTAAATATTGGGATAGGACAGGTGCATTTGACGGTGAGGAGGAATGAAGCGTAAACTATTGAGGATTTTTGAACTATCAATAGCAGTAGGCTGTATAATAGTGATACCAATCCTTTTGATATTTGCAGTTCCTTTAGTTGTCGTTTTGGAAATACTAAGTGGTGATAGGTAATGAAAGAAAACAGATTATATTACAATTACAAAGGGGTTTACTGTCAAAGAATAATTCGTGCATTGGAAACCGAGCCGCTTACTCTTAATCAAATCATGAATCGACTAAGAAATCAAACCAAAGGAGATGGTAGAATGAGATATAGTAGAAATCCAACCAAGGGTAAGGTAAAGCAAATACTTACCAAATATCCTATTTTCAAATCTTTAGGAACTACAAACGGAAGCAGTGGCCTAGGTCACAGTATGCCAGTCAATCTTTGGACATTATCAGAGGTGGACAGATGAAAGTCAAACAACCACTCATAATAGATTCCAACGAGAGAGGACCACTATGTGACTCTGTTACTCGTGCCGCTGAAAGAGAAGGATTTGCCGTGAAGGTAGAACATCTCCAAGGTATGGGAGATTACAAGGCTGGTAACGCCCACATAGAATGCAAGAGCCTATCTGATTTATTCCAATCAAGCCATAGTGGTCATTTGATGAGGCAAATGGAAAACCTTGATGCAAACTGCGAAAGAGTGTTCTTAGTAGTACACGGTGACATTGCTAAGTATGTATCCATTTCAAACAAACAAGGTAGAAAGGTATCATATTCCAAAGTGATGAATGAACTCTTGGGTACATTCGCAAGAATTACAGCAGATTTCGATTGTCACATTTACAGAGCGAAAGACCATACCGAAGCGGCTATGTTCATCGCTAAACTTCACAGTAAAATGCATAAGCCAGCCAGCAGGCATGGTGCTAGAGCAGTTACAAGAGTTAGCACTAACGATGTAAGAGCGGACATGTTAGTAGCAGTGCCCGGTTTTGGACCTGAAATGGTTCAAAAGTTACTAGATAAGTGCGGGTCGATTGAAGAAATGCTCTATCCCGAATCACTTAAACAGGTGAAGGGATTAGGTGCGACTCTGCGTCAGAGACTACTTGATGTTCTGACCTCAGAAGAGCCAATTACAGTCAAAAAGACATACAAGAAAAGAGGGATAAATTATGATGGAGCACAGGGCAGATAACTATGAATGCGTAAAGAAATACCCCATGATGAAAGGCTATCTTGAGCATTTCAAGCAAGTTAGTATTAATAACGAAATACCGGGTTTGATTTCTTTCTTTTTCATACTAGGTCAAGTTGCAGTTCCTTATGTCAGAATACCCATTTGGGAAAGTAACATAGACCCAAGAGTGAATATGTTTTGGATTCAAGGTACAAGGACAGGTAAGTCTGCTGCCTACCAAATAATAGAAAAGATTCTCAAAGAAACTGGATTAAACAGCGTAGATTGTAATTCAGTTAACGATGCTGCTTTAGTTGGTACACTTGTACCTGACCCTGATTTTGATGGGGCTACAAGAGACGCTCCTCAGATAGTCAGAGAAGGCTTGTTAGGTGGAAGGAAAGGGCTTAACTTTGACGAAGGAAGTGTTATTCTTAAGTCGGGTCAGCATAATGAAAACACCACGCTTTATTTACAGTCTGCTCTGAATTCAGCAGGGACTGGTCGTAATTATGTTACTAAGCACATGGCAAGAGACAGTTTTAGTGTAAAGTCAGAGGTGTCGCTGTGGATTACTACTTATCCACCAAAAGGTATCAAAGAGCATATTCTTGACAAAGGTATATTTCAGCGTGTACTTACTTACTGGAGACATTGGACACTTGAAATGAAGAAGGAAGTTAACAGTATACTTGCTGACGGTAGATACTCCTCTGCCAAAACAGAAGTGTCTTTTGAAGAAGTCGTGGACTTTTTCAAAGAAATGAAGAGAGAACTAAAAAGAAGAGTATTGACACTGGCTGACATACCTCCTTTAGCATGGGAAGAAATGACTGATGATGACCAAGAGCAGATAGTTATGGATTTGTGCTGTAGAAAGAAAATAATGTTTACAATTGACGATTCTTACAAACCTGCGCTGAATTCTGCAATTCAAGATTACTATGACATAGTAGAAAAAATGAGTCCCGATAAACAAGATATTTGTTCTTCTTTTATCATGGGTTTGCAAAATTACACAGACATATTGGCTCATCATTTCGCTATGGTAGAGGGTACTTGGATAGTCAATGGTGACCACATAGACATGGCTAAGGAAATTTTACTTGACCTTTATCAAAACTTAATCCAGTGGCTTGAATCTGAAATCAACATCGGCGCTGCTGCTGCTGAGAAAAGTAAAATGCAAAATTACTGGAGGACTGCGTATAACAAATCAGAACTGTTCGACTTCGATGATAAGCGTGGCTTTGGCTGGGCACAGAAGAAGGCAGTCATGGACTCGTTTGGTAAACTGGCTAACTACAGCAGCCATGCGTCAGTCAATGACAAATTCAAGTTGTATGGAGAAGAGATGTTTAAAGAGACTCGTGAAGGAGTAAGGGTTTACATCAAACTCAAAGAAGAATACAAGAAAGGTGGTAAGAAGTGACTACCGAATGTGTAATATGTGACACCAAAATAGGAGATAACATCGGGGGACATTTTGTAGGCATGCATCATAGAAATGCTGTTATAATCTGCGACTGGTGCAAGATGTGTATGGAGGACTTACTATGACCAATATGCTCGCACTTGACATTGAAACTGCCAACTTTTCTCACGAAATAGGAGGATGGGGTCAAAGCCATCTTTTTGAGCCGACCATAGTTGCTACTTGGAACGGTGAACAAGGTACAGTTTACTCTAACGAGCCTATCAAGAAGTATCTTCCCGAAGGAACAGTAATCAAGAAACTTCATCCTAAAGAAATAGGAGAGGATTTAGCAAAGCATGTATCAGAAGGAGGGATGATACTGGGTCATAATCTCAAGAAATTCGATTTGCCAATAATCAGAGATGCTCTTGATTGTTGGACAGCAGGTGACATACTGGCAAAGTCAGAGGAACAAGTGTTTGATACATCTGTTCTGCTGAAAGGTATAGTAGGTCACGCAGTGCCTTTATCTGATGCGTGTTATCATACTCTTAACAAAGGTAAACTGATGAATAGCCACGATGCACCTATAGAGTGGCGTAAAGGTAATTATGACAAGGTAGCGGAATACTGCCTAAAGGATGCTCAACTAGTATACGAACTATGGGAACATGGTTTAAACGAAGGCTTTGTAAAAGCGAGGTGTCGCCATACTGGTGATATAAAAGAGTTTGAAGTAGACTGGTGAGGAGGGAACTTAATGAACGAAAATGAGGGAAACACAAGTGCAGTAGTGCACAATATAAGAGCAGCAAAGCGAGCAGTAGCAACAGTCAAGACAACTCTTGGTCCTATGGGTATGGATAAAATGATGGTTGATGCTGGAGGGAATGTAATAGTGACTAACGATGGAGCAACCATCTTACAAGAGTTAGACATTAGTCATCCAGCAGCAAAGATGGTAGTTGAAGCAGCGAACACTCAAGAAAACATGTGCTACGATGGTACAACTAGTACAGTCGTGTTAGCAGGTGAATTACTTGGTAACAGTGAATTATTGTTTAACAAAGGTCTACATGCTAACATCATCTGTCGAGGATATAGACAAGCGTCGAGATGGGCTACAGAACATATAGGTAACCTGACCATATCCGCTGACAAGCATTTGGTAAATGTCGCTAAAACATCAATAACAGGCAAAGCGTTAGAATCCAGCATAGACCATGTAAGTGAACTATGCGTAGATGCTGTCAAGACCGCAGGTGGAGAATACGAGCGTATTCGTGTACTTTGTCAACCCGGTGGTAGTTTGGATGATTCATCTTGCTTTAGTGGAGTAGTTTTACATAAAGAATTCATGTTACCAGCAATGCCGCTTGTTCCTACAGGTAAGGCTCTTTTGATTAACACTGGCTTGAGTGACATAAAAGGTGATGACAATATTCAACTTAGTTTATCTTCTGCTAGCGAATACCAGCAGTACAAGCGACAATCAGGCCGTGAGCAATGGATAGACAAGGCTCAGTTAATTATCGATTTATTACCCGAAGGCGGAGTAGTATTTGTCAGAGACAGCGTAAACGAAGTTGTTGCTGCTGCTCTTGCAAAGCAAGGTATTTCTCTTGTACATAGAATTCCTGAAAGTGACATGACCGCTCTGTCCAAACTACTCGGTGCACCAGTATCACATAGCACTGATGATTTGACGGAAGCAGTTGATTGTAATGTAGAATGCAAAACAATTGGTGACATGAAGTATGTTATAGCAAAAGGCGAAGGAGAAGTTACCACTCTCATCCTAAGAGGTGCTACAAAGCAAACTCTTGATGAAACAGAGCGTGGTTTTGAAGATGCACTTGGTGTAGTATGTCTTGCTTACAACAGTGATAAAGTCGTATCAGGTGGAGGCTCTTCTTATCTGAATGCAGCCATACACTTGAGGTCGAGGGCAGCAGAGGCTGGTGGCAGAGAACAAATGGCTATTGATGCGTTTGCTGATGCATTGGAGTCTATACCTGCTACTATCGCTGAGAATGCTGGTCACGACCCATTAGATACTATTCTAACACTCAGAAACGAGCATAACTTAGGCGACCCTCATATGGGTCCTGATATTGAAAACGGTGGTGCTTGTTCTATGATTGACGCTGATGTTTACGAACCACTGGACTTAGTTAAGCAGGCTATTCAATCAGCAAGTGAAGTTACCATTAGTATTCTGCGCATTGATGACATTATCGGCAAGCGTGGTGACTAATACTTCTCAGCCCTTTTTCTGAGATAGCGAGAGAAACGACCACCTGTACTTTTTGCTACAGTCTTGGTCTTTCTTTTGCGTTGACCTTTGAAACCGAGTTGACCATGGAATCTAACATAGTCACAGAAAGGACACTGATGTAGCACTACCTTTTCGCCGCTGATGTAATTACCAGCGATACTAAGAGGCAAAGCGATTCGGTTACAGTTCTCGCATTTCTGTTTGAGATGTTCGATGAACCTACCCATAATAAGCACCTATCAATCAGATACTATCCAGTTGTTAGAACCTATCGCTATACATGTAGCGATTTTAAATGTCGCTAAGGTATAGTCAGCGCCTGCTCCATTTATGTTGTTTCCATTTCGACCAATAGTAATATTCCCACCTGTCGTATTTAGAATCGTATAATATTCACCAGCCGTTGATGTTGATGGTAAAGTAATATTTCCTGCACATATATTGTATCTACCAGCATGGTCTGCTTCTGTTAGAGTAGTACTTGCTGATACTGATACAGTAAGTAGCCTAGTGTTTCTAAATGTACCACCTGTAAGAATATCGAGAGTAGCAGATGGAGAATTAGTTCCTATACCGACTTCATCATTTGCAGCATCTACCGAAATCATATGAGTATTACCGTTGCTTTCAACAACAAAATCTATATCTTGACTATCTTCATTAAATACTGTTTTAGTAGCGTTAAGAGAAAGTCTATTTCTCATCGTTCCGGCCTTTTTAGTCCTAATTTGCATTTTACCGCTTTCAGTACCATTAGTAATAACTTGAGTTTCAACATACATATCGGCATAATCCGATGTAGCCCCACTATCAGTTTTACCTCTCCATTTTAGGTGACCTATATCTTCGTTAGTTCCAGCAGGGGTTCTATTTTTGTAAAACATAATGTCGGGTGCGCCTCCCGCAGAAGCAACAGTAGATTCTATTAGTACAGTATTAGTTTCATGGTCTGATTTTATGTGTACTAATTGGCTTGCACCATCTACTGTTAAAACATCTTTAGTCGCACCACCATCATTAACTCTGAATATAATATCTTTATCTTGAGTTACATTCTCAATTATAACATCATCAGAAGATGTAGTCATTTTCAAGTCAGTGCCTACCGTAACTCCTGATTGTAATACTAATGTAGACTCACCTTCAACTGCGGCAATTGCCTGTGCATCTGTATAAGCCGAAGCCGATGTAGAAGAAACAAGTAATTGCTTCCAATTAGTACCATCATAAATAAATCTACCAAAACTACCTAATGGTATGTTTACATTTGTTGGGCTGGCACTGTGACCTCCTGATGTTGAGTCAAAGTGAAGATTATGCGCTCCACTCGCATGATATATTTCCACGATATGCCCTATAGGGAAAGTACCAGTTGGATTGATTGTTCTGTTGTTATCGGTAGTTACGACCCATACATTACCTTCGTTGAATTCAAAGGTAACATTGCCACTAGTAGTTATCACTTCTAGTCTGTCCGGTCCTAATATATGCGTATTGGTTACAGGGGTTGTGTTCAGATTTCTAGGTATAGCAGCGTAAATAGCAGCATGTTGGTTACCTGCTACATCGTCTCTATGACTTTGCCAAATAGCGCCGAAGGTACTTCCTGCTAAATCTCCATTTTCAGGTGATGGGAAGAATCCATCAGGACTAGTTACGATATTAGCAGCATCTACATTTCCTATAGAACCCTTAGTCATTGGAGTTAGATAAACAGGAGATTGCCTAATGAATGCTCTTCTGTCGTTGATGGTAGGACTTGTGCTGAGTGAACTAGTAACGCTACCCGCCCCTCCTGTCATAGAGTATCTAAGAACTGCCAAAACGCTAGTTTGATGATTCAAATCTGTATTACTAGTTATACTTGGATTAGATAAAAACCTGTTAGGAATTAAAGGAGTACCAGTAGATGGAGCAGCAGGTGTTCCCATTTCGTACATAAGATGCGCTTCGGGCGTGTTTCTACCAACGAGATAAACCACAACAAATACATCACTGTTATCAGCAGGTACGCTAGGTAAATCACCGCTGTGGTTAGCACCGCCTCCAGTAGTTCCTATGACGAATGTTTCATGACTGCCCGGACCATTAGCGAATTTATACAGCACTCCATCTAGTACACAATATCCCCCGTAGACTTTTAACTCACCTTGGGTAGCAGTCGTCTCTATAAAACCGGGCGTATTGGCAATGATACTGTTTCTGAGAGAATCTCCCTTTGCACCGTCACCTAGTCTAAGTATACCGTTGCCATGTAAACCTTCGTAAAGATTAGTCAGACTTGGGCTGGTCAACCCATCTCCGTCTCTCAAACCTTGAGAATTATTTGTCATTCCACTTGCACTTGTGTGCCCTGCTTTTGGATTGGTCATACTGTCACCTCTATTATTGCTGAGAATTGAATTTCGTTATTATTGTTCTTTTGTATAGCATTGTAGGTATATCTCATAAAGTCTGTAGTATCAGTTGAATCTGATGGATTTTTGTAACGAATAACAACTTCCCTCAGAGGGCGGGTGAAGGTAGTGTCTAATGCTAGTTTCGCTTCTACTATCAATGTATTATCATCAACGACTCTGACATTAGGAGTTACCACCACCGCAGGGTTACCTACACCACCATCTTGTTGAGTGGCAATAGTTCCGTCAAATCCAAAAACTACTTCGTTTATTCTATCTTTAAGCGTGTCAATCAAAAATCTTGTTCCTTCATCTAATAATGGCAAATCATCCCCTCCTAGAGTTCAAGTAATTACTGTGTACAGTTCCTATCTTCAAACTAGAGTTTCTTGTTTCAGGATTAGTTTGTGTAGATATTATGAATATTTCTTCATTATTATCAATAGGGTGCACACTCGCTGACTTAATCACCACTGTAGTTGCACCTACTCCGGCTAAATGAATATGGCCTAGTTTGTTACCGTTTGCAGTATAAATTGCCTGATTATCAGTAGCAAAAGCAGAGTTTGCAGCAGTTCCGTCTGTGGTAAATGAAGTTGTACCTATTGCGTACCCGCCTCCGTTGTTAATCAGTACCCCTGTGCTTTGGAAGAAGATATTGCCGTGTATAGAATTGCGCTTGTTCATACCTAGGGTGTAACCTACACCACGATTCATGTCTACTCTCTCAGATATTTGCCAAGTTACTTTGACTTTGAATCCAAAAGATGTAGAAAATTCTTCTGTAGAAAATTGTCTATTTCTTTCATCATTGGCTTGTATACTACCACTCACATCTATTTCTTGGAAACGCTGCAATACATCTTCTAATGTTACATCTACAGAATTAACATGTAGTTCGCTCATTCTTGTATCTAAGTCAAATCTAGTTCCTAGTAACATGTATCTTTCGTTATCAGTTCTCGATTGGTAAGATACCATATCACCCGGATGCATGTGTGTAGCAGATAAAACATCTACTAACTTACGAGAGCCTGTGGCGTTCTTTGCCATCTTTAGCATACGCTGACCTATCAGTTTAGCACTGGCTTTGGTGACTGCTGTAGGAGCGTGTATGCCACCCGGTACTTCGTTTATACCATTTTCTTGTCTACCAAAGTCATCCACTTGCACTGTATTTTGATGATTGTTGGCTCTTGCCTTTCCTCTGACGACTACTCTGTTAGGAGTAGTTTCGTTATTGTCATTAATAGTGCCTCCTACTACTCTGTTCTCAGTCAACAGATATTCTCTTTCTATTCTATTCTGAGGGAAATAGCAGACATTCCCATACCTATCACCACGAGGGCTATAGCCATCGTGCTTTGCAAGGTATCTAAGTGCGCTGAATGCCTCAACACCATAGAAGTCTTGAGCAAGGAAAGTAGAACTTGGTAGCCTCGCTCTCACTCCGTTGATTGATGAAGTGTTTGCTTTTGCTACTCTAACTGCCAAGTCAGAAGTTCGCAAGCCCACGCCCACTTTCTGAGCAAAACGGATGGTTTTATTGGTGAAGCCGATGTTGGCTAAGTCTTGTCCTTTTAGATTCTCAACCAAATACCTCGTACCTTTGTTAGCGTCTTTTATCTGAGATACCACTAACGCTTGGTCATTGTTTTCAGCACCTACTAACAGTGCAGGTAGTGTACTGGAAGTGCTTACTTTGTCTTTGTCGAAGTAAACAGCACCTTCGTATCGAATGCTATCTGTAGGGTTGTGAAGCAAACGGACAGTATCCTCTTCCTCGATTAACTTGTACTTTCTTTCAGCGGTAGGAACGAAATCTGTAGCAGTAGGTTTGTTAACAGCAAAACCTGCTTTGACTCGTGTGTACTCACCATGTCTGACAGCGTTATCTACGAAGCGTGGCTTACGCACGACCTTCATAACAGAATCTTGGTCGGCATCAAAGCGACCAGTAACTGTGTTCTTACCTACTGCCATGTTTACTCCTCTTTGTAGGGGCTAATTCCCTCTGTCACTAAATACTGAGGCGGTATTGTTTGAGGGAACATCGCTATATTTGTTGAATCAACTATATCCACAGGAACAGAGTTGTCTTTTGGCGCTCTGATTCCCACTATTGAAGGTGGCGACCTTGGTCGATTTACAGTTTGCGTTCCTATTCCAAATTTGTGTTTATTTGCGTAATACCTTGCTAAGTCTATGTCACTTGTAGCATAAACTGCGTTACCGTAATTACCAAACGAAGGCTTTAGCCCTGTAGATTGGATAGTAGGTATATATCTTTGACCGGTACCATGATAATACATCACAGGTCCATGAGGACTTGGTAAATCAGGATGAAACTCACCAAGCGTAGTCTGACGCTTTAGTAATATCCAAGCCTCATCCATCGGTGTCATGCGCCTCACTCCCCCCTCAGCATACCGATGGCTTTGTTGTATCTCCGAGCGAGACTCTCATGCGGTTGTCTTTTTAGATTAGCATGTAAATCAGCAAGTTTTACTTGTCTTGCTTCGGGATGTTCTTTGACTCGTTGGATAAAATCAAAGTATTGTTCTCCTTCACGGCGAGTCAAAGCGTCAATCGCTGAACCCACTTCAGGACCAAACCGTTCATGAATTTCGTTCAAACCAATCCCAGTGTCCTCTACTACATCGTGCAAGTAAGCGATACGCTGTAGATGCGGGTCACTGAATCCACTCGCCACATCTTCTACATGTGTCATGTAAGGTTGGTCGCCGTACATTTGGTCGCCGTGGGCTTGTGTAGCAAACTCACGAGCCTCTTGGGGCATCTTGAGAATCCTCCAAGCCTCATCCATCGGTGTCATACGCCTCACTCCCCACTATGGTCACCCGTATTATAAGATGCATCCTCTTTACTACCCTTCGGGTGTAGGGTTTGACTGAATCTCGGTTGCACTTCGTAATCACCTTCATCGTCATCTACTGACTTTCTACTTGCATCTGCTCTGAAATGCTCAAGTGTATTCTCAGACATGACTACTCTCGCTACAGGTGAGCGTATGTCACTCTTATCATAATCTGTAACATCTACTCCTTGAATCTTAGGTCCTTGGCTATCAGGTACAGTTAGACTTGTACCGGGCACTATATTGTAAACAGGAGCGTAAGGTGGACTACTTGGAGTTCCTGTGCGAGCAGATGGTGCATCGCTGGTAAACATACCGTACTTACCGCCAGCAGTTGCTCTGTAAAAGTTAGCATTCTCTTGAGGGCTGCTTCCCTTCAAAGCGACATAAGGTCTGAACATCTGACTGTGCTTGTAATCTAATCCATAAGCAGGTCTGTACAAGAACTGTATAGTGCTATCTGTATAGTTGATATTTTCAAGGATTGGGTCGTGGTTAGCATCTTGGTATGGATTAGATGACGAAGATACACCAGTCTTGCCCCATCCCTTGACATCTAGGTTACCTGCGTGTTTGCTCCACTCCATGACATATGTTCCACCAAGAGGCCACATTGCATGAGCATTAGAGTGCTTGACCACACCAGTTACTGGTTGCGCACTCCAGTTCAAAGCAGTCATGTCTAAGTCCTTTAGAGTCCTACTACCTACATTATATGCTCCTCTAACACTGGTTCTCTGACCTACTTCTCTGTCAGTGTGTAGGCTAGCCGCCTCTGTTGACATAACTACATACTCACGAGATGTACCGTCATTTAATTCAGCGAGAGTATCTACATCTAATCCTAACCTCACATCGTTTCTTGACACTGGTTCTGCACCACGGTCATCTGCGTTAACAGTTTCAGTAGCCTCGCCTACCTGTGCGCTTGGCTTGAGTAACCCATCATCAGAGTTCAAATCAACTCTGTCGCTGATACCTCTTTCGATTTCTCCAGCCTGAGCAGCGTCATTACTTGGTCTAATCAGCCCTTGTCCGAATATTGGCTCGGCAGTGCTATGAGATAATACCAATCCTGTAGCATCGTGGTTTTCACTAACTGCCATCAGTAGGCTTTCGTTAAAGACAGTAGGCCATCTAACACCTCTACCATCTCCACGGTCACCTACTCTCAGTGCACTGGCTGGATTGAACCAGTCTGCTGTTCCCATGTTAGTACCATCGTTATTGGTAGAGTTGTCACTACCACTATGTCTGTCAGTTCCATCTCCTCCAAATATGTTATGAGCAGCAGGTCTGTGAGTAACATTAGTATCTTTGTAAGCATCTTCGGGGTCCCACGATGGTCGCAATCCAAATCCTCTTACAGGGAAACGCCTAACATCTTCACCACGAGTATTACCCCACCAGTCAATCATGTAAAATCTATGAGCATTTGCTAACTCTTCTATACCTTTACCGGCTTCGTCGTTAGGGAAAAGCCGTGTGGTAGTGGATGCATTTCTTAGAGTTCTAACAGGGCAACCAAAAGATGCGGTCATCCTTCTACCGTCACTGTATCTTACTTGTCTACCGATTTGGTCTTGTCCAATCAGACTTGAAACTTGAGTAAGTCTTTCAAGTATACCGACATACATTGCGTCGAATGTCTTGTCACTTTGACCACTATCCGAGCCTACATAATCCCAGCCATTTGTCTTAGAGTCGTGTTGGATTAGTGGACCGTGGTAATATCCAAGCATGGCGTTGCTATTTGCTACTTCTAACCAACCACGCACATAAGGAGACCAACGAGGGCGATTGTATAACTGGCGCACTCCCATACGGTATCCAAAGCAGCGGTTTCTGTCATTTGGTAAAGACAGTGTAGCGACACCAGTAGAGTCTTGGTATGTTTCACAATCCATGCCAAATGTATCACTACCCCATCCAATCAGAGAATGACCATAGGATTCTAGTCTACTCACTCCACCTCCACCGTGAGAGCCGCCCGGCCAAAAGCCGAAGAAGTTGTATTTGTTTGAACTGACTGTGCCACCTTGGTGATTCAGTGTACCTGAGCCGTCTACTTTTGCATCAATTTGAGCAGCAGTTTGTAGCGTACCGTCATGGCTCAGTGCAGTTCCTGCATCATTATCATGGTCATGAGGAGGCACTACCCATTTCATAGCAAGTGCGAATGGACCTTTACTTGCTACATAATTGAAATCCTGATAGTGTATAGTTTCAAAGTGCTCAGGAACATGATTGTATGCCTTTTGGTCTACAGGAGTGTCAGCAGTCCCTGCCTTAGTATAGAAGGCTCTACTGCTGTCATCACTGTACCAAGTGAAAGGTCTACCTAAGTTAGGATGCCACATGCATAAGAATGCATCTGCTGGATTCAGTGAATTAGTATCTCTGCTACCAGCCTGTATCTGACTTAAGTTTCTTGTCAATGCACTTGTTTCCAAGTCTGTATAAAGCGTATCAGAGTTTGCATTATCATAAGGTCGGCTAAGTCTGAGTATATCATTGGCTGCTAAAGCAGACCAAAATGCTGCATCTGCTGTAACTCCTGAAAAGGTAGTACTTGCTCCTAAAGTAGCATGAGCGAGAGTACCAGTTCTATTACTGTATGTTGCTGTGTACCTTACTCCGTTCTTTATCAACTCTAATACTTCACCGTAGTAAGGTACTACTGGGAACAAGTCATTGTTATCTACAGTGATAGTAGAAGAACCGTTGGTGCTAATAACTACACAGTTTGGATTGAGGCTTCTTAGTCTCTTATGTGGTTCATATATATCAAGGAATGTAGTAGGATAACCCGCAAGCGTCAATTGTGCACCTACGCAGCCGTAGTTTGCTCTACATAGTTCGTAGTAATTATCAGGCTTGTGCCATTCAAGATGTTTAAATTTATTAGCGCCTGTTGCCGTAGCACCATCTTTGTGTAAAATACCCCACCAAGGTATATTCACTGTTCTACCGGGTGTTGAACTTTCAAACATATTTGGTCTGTAAGGTAGACTTCTTCTTGTAAAGGAAGGGCTGTAACTTTCTTGAACACCTAGTGGATTGTAAAGTGCCAAGGGAGGTAGGTTAGTAAAGTGACTACCTGCATCGGGTTCAATATCTAATATTATTTCATTCAGTATTACTTCACAGCCTCTTACATCTGCCATAGTGGCCTCTGCTAGAATCAGAGCATATCCTCCTCTTGTCGATACATTCTTTTCTATTGCAATGACAGTATTGACTTGTTGCCCTGTAAGTTCTACAACCGAGCCGTCAGGTACATCTGTAGCAGGACCGTTAGCATGGAATCCTTTCAGTTGCTGCTTAAACACATTCGGCTGAATGATAATCTGATAAGCGCCTACTTCAAGCGGGTCAGGGAAATGGTTGTTAAATGTATAAGACGACGCTGCCTCTAACACAAGTGTGTGACCGCCTGATGCGTTTACATTACCTGCATTAGTGCCCACGGATGCTGCAATCCCGTAACCTTCGTACTTGAGTTTGGTTTCAGTTAGTAGTGTAAATGCTCCTCCGTGTATATCGCTCGGACTAAATGCGGCTGATGGAGTGGAGAACCATATAAGTGGGTCACGACCAAATCCTTGGTTGTCCAAGGTATTAGTACCACTAGTTCTCGCAGTTTCAAGCGTACCTACTAAGGCATCTTCGATAGGGTCATGGCTTGAACTCTTACAAGACCTATTCAAATCGTATAGTCTTTGATAAGCAGGGTGTGCATAGTGACCGGGCATTAATGCCATTGTAGGGGTAACATAGTGATGACCCATCCTTGGGATTGGCATAGGTGTCATCTTAGGAGCAGTTATACTTTCATGAGGTACTGACGGGTCTGCCATATTACCTGTAGATGTTGGTAGATTACTATACATGTTAAACCAATCTATTTTCTTCATGTCAGGACTTGCACCACTGTATTCACTATGGTCACGCAATCTTCTCGCTGCAAACATACGAGTGCTACCCGCAGGCATATAGTAACTCGGTACAACTTTCAGCCCACTTTTACCACTAATAAAAGACTTAAAGTCAGGCGATACTACTACACCTGTAAACTTATTTGTATCCTTTCCTGTATAAGATGCTAGTACTCCTTTGTCTGTAGTAGGGTCGTATACTCTTAGGAAATAACGACCTCCACTTTGTTCACTTGCATCTAACCATGTAGCGCCCTCCGGTGTGGTAGTAACATCGATTTCGTTATTTGCCTCATCATAAGCACTAAATGACAACTCGTCTACATCGTATCGATGAGTCATAGATATACCCATGCGTGTTACATGGAAGAATAGACTTCTGTCATGCGGCTCATATGCAGACTTCAAAGGAGCGTTGTCGGTATAATCTGACCAACCTTCACTGGTAGAAGCAGGGAACTTTAGACGACTATCGCTTTTTGTCACAGACACATCAGATGCATCTTGGCTCAGATGTTCCCAGCCATTATTTTCCCATGTAGGCCAAAGCCTTGGACCTGAGTATTCGTTATTGAAAATCTGCCTAATGTTAGTAATGTTCTGTGCAGGGTGCTGTAATCCACCTGAACCAAATGTTTCATTTTGATACGCTTGTATTCTGTCAAACCCTGACCTTACTATTATGTTACCGGGAATTTCGTCAGGGTTAGGTAACCTAATTTTCAAATTAGGATTAACACCTGCTCCTGCCAAAGCAGGGGCTAGTCCTTCGACCTCTCTATCACTGATATGTCTGAAATCCATTATTACTGTACCTAGAGGAGAGCCTCCTTCCAAACGATGCTCTTGACCTGTGTCATCTATTACTTGAACGCTTTCAAACTGTATATGTTCGTTTGGAATTAACAATGCGTTTCTTATCTCTAAAGGATGCTCACTTGCTAGTTGAGGATGACCTAACTCTTGTGCTTGGATAACAGGGAACATGGCAGCATTGGTAGTTTCAAACGAGAATCTTACATTTCCAAGAATCTTTTCACCGACTGTTTTGTAATCCGAGCCGTCTTTTCGCTTCACCCAAGGTATCATGCCAAGTCCACGAGCATTGACGGCAGGCATTGTAAGGCTTCCACCATCCATACGCTTCCATACAACATGTTCAGGTAAGAAGTTACGAGCAGGGTGTCTATCACCGTAGTATCCAAATAAGCCAGTGTGAGGGGAGGCAGTTATGTCCAAGTAGTGGTCGTGATTACTTACTCCCACACATTCCACTCCGTATGTACCTGCACTTTCGTGGAATGCTGAATTTTTAACGACCGATTCATCCCAAAACAAATCACCTGTTGGATAATTACAGGCGTTGGCTCTCACCATATCTCCGCTTTGTATTGTTCGATGTAGTTCACCATCTGTAGGAGCGGAAGCCGATGCGGGGTAATCACCTGATGCAGAGGGTCTAGTGTAACCGCTGTGCATCTGTGCCTCTACATGAGGTCCAGCAGTAGCAGTTCCGATGTATCTGCTCTTATTGTGCACTTTCCCAGTATCCCAAGCGATTGTTCCAGCATGTGACAAAGTACCCGTTTGCTTTACCATTAACCAATCGCCGTTACAGGTAATACCGTCTCTATCTGCTTTTGCAATCAAAGGTAGTTCGCTCTCATGCGTTATAGCAATTAAGTGTCTACTGGACAAGCCTGTTACACAGTAGTCTTGGTAAAATGTACCCGCCGGTACTTCTGCCGAGCCGACTGGGCTAGGGCTAGAAACACAAGTTTCAGCAGCCCCATATGGATTGAATCCTAAGAAAGGATGCCATGCTCCTAATCCAGCAGGGTGTATTGTTCCACCTATATCATTTGGTGCATGATATGAACTTAGATAAGAGTAAGCCTCACCTGCCCAACCGACTGCACCTATTGGTCTTGTTCTGTCAACTGCATCTATGTATCCACTAAAGTGCACTTGGCATATGTGGTCACGAGAACCAGCACCGGCTGCGTTATTGTGTCTATGAGTACCTGCCTTTGTCCAAATATAGGCTTTGTAAGTATTGTCAGGTGCTAGAGCGGAGTTACTAGCAGGATTCACCACATTTGTATTAGTCGTGACTGAGTTTTTACCTAAAGTAAAGGTCGTATTAGGCGCAGATACGCTGTATGAGATATAAGGTGCATATCCTGAATTTGTCCCATCACTAACTCTTAACCAACCGTAATCAGGTAAAGTAGTAGCAGTGCTAGTGACTACAAGACTAGCAGCAGTCCCTCCTGCTTCTGCTGTGTAACTTACTACAGGTACTTCTACCCAGCCGTATCTATCTTGTTTGTGCGCATTCTGCATAGAAGGCATGAATGTACCGCCTATCGCTTTGAGTGGATTCTTACCGGGGAATGTGTTTATTGCACCGCTAATTACAGTTCCTAACTCTTCTGCATTTTGACACCTAGTAGCGTCTACGATTACTACACTTTCATTTACATCTTGACCACTAAAGTCACCTCCGTACTTAGTTTTGTAAGCCTGTGCTAAAAGACCACAGGGTCTGAAAACACTAGCATTATGCTGTGAGCCGCTGCCTGTAACTAATCTAACCGTGGACACCGTGTGTTTTGGATTTTTACTTACATGGTCATCAAGGAAATGACCGCCGGGATGGTAGCCTCCATCCATGTGCCAAACTACAGATGCTTGTCTGCTCTTTGGATGAGCGCTGCCGCCTATAGATGCACCACTTATGTCTTGGAATATGAAATTAAAAGGATGGTAATGCTTTGGTAAATTAGAAGTTGTGGCAACTGAGCCTTCATAATAGAAAGCATGGTTATACGCTTGGCTGTAACTTTTAGTAGAACTTGATTTCGTAGATGGTAAACCTTTGAGAGGCTCCCAGTTCATTACATAATTGAAACCTGACCTTTTGTTCTGCTGGAAAAATGTAGTCATAGGTAAGTGGGCATTAGCACTAGTTAGTCTGTTAAACCCACTATGTTCAGTAGCATCACCATTGGCAAGTTGATTTGGTAGGAATGAATCTTTAGCCCTGTCACCACCTATGTGAACAGGGACTGCACTATATCCGTTTCCTGTCGTTACTATATTAGCACCTTGAGGCTCGTGAGCAGCGGTGTTGTGAGGGAAGGCTTGACCCGGACCAAATATTATGTACGCTGTTTGGTCACTGTCACTGCTACTATGGCTATATCTTGCATTCGGATGAGCAAATCTCAATACTATCGGACTCGGTATGTTAGCATGAACTGAGTTTGAGCCATCTGTATAAGTGACGCCAGTTACTTTTGAGTTAGCGCCCTTTGCCATATCGAATGGTAAAATAGCATCTTGGTTAAAGTAAGGTGGGTTATTTTGACCACGGTGCTGGTCAAGGTAAGGAGTACCGGGGAACATAGCAAGCATAGCGTTAGCATCGAGTAGTGCATAAGAGCCAGCGATTTCTCCCACATTTTGGAAGCCAGCACTACCGGTAGGTCCGCTAGAGTAGGGGTGTTGGTAGAAATCAGAGTAGTCATTCTGAGTACCGTCGTTAATATCTATTACTGCACCACTAAAGCCACCACCGAAGTAAAGTGGCACCCAGTGGTCAGGGCTGTCTCTACCACCACGGAAGTATAAGAAAGGACTACCTTGTTTACTACCTGCTCGTCTTACGCCATCTGTTTCACGGAAGTCCACTATACGACTTGTGCCTTTGAACAATAAGTCATGTTGAGCAGGTGAAAAGTTAGCCGACTCTGTAATCTCATCCACATGCGTTATTGCGTTAGAGCCGGGTTTACTACGAACCTCTGCATACTCTTTGGTACTATACCAAACGATGTAAGGTTCTCCCCAACTATTACTGTCATGTGATGCTAACTTACCTAACAAAGCCCAAGACTCGTTAGACGCTGATTGTATTACTCCGCTAGAAACTGCATCGACTTCTAAACAAGGTGAATCCACTCTTGGTATGATATGGTCACCTGCTACATCAGTAAAGTTATCGCCCCTCAAGTTTCTTTGCCAAGTAGTAACATCGACTATGTTATTCTGACTATCTACCAGTACAGGAGTCGCTGTATTTGCATTACTACCCCTGAATTTAGTACTGATTTGTAACACAGTATGAGGTATGTAACCTATATCCAACCTAGTACCTGCGTCTTTTTCTGCGTTAGATAAACCACCAGTGTGCTTGGTCGAAACAACTGCGTCAGTGGATGCACCGTCAAGTAAGCCCCAATCCTTGGTTCTCTTTGCCTCAAACAGTTTACTCATAGGAGTCTTACCATCTGCTCTTGTTCTAATCGTAATTGCAGTGGGGCTAACACCCCATTCTCCCAGCGTTTTACCATCAGGTGCAAACATATTAGTGCAGTCAAATGTAATGTCTTCATCGTTAGTTGAGGCATTGATAGCATGCTCTACTGCCGCTGCAATTACTTCATCAGTAAGTAAGCAGGTAAAGTTGATTCTTGGGCTTAGATACCAGTCTCCATTAGCGTGATTTGCTCCTCCTCCTGATACTCCGAAGAACTTATGCTGTGCAGATGCAGCAGTTGCATCGCTATGACTTCTACTAGTATAGTGGAAGGTTAAACCCTGATGGTCGTTAGATGTAGTGCCATGCATAGAAAGTTGGAACATACCGCTTTCAGGGAAACCAAGATAACCTAGTATGTCAGGGTGAGCGTTCATTACAGAATCACTACCGTTACCTGCGTAGGGTCTATCAAGCGTAACTGTCATTTCATCACCTGACAAATTTGTAGCAACCTTAACCCCTACAATCGGAGAAGGGTAGTTATTCCAAAGATTACCCTTGAAATTAATAGGGTCGCCCCCTGTCTTTTCACCACAGACTTCTCCACTACCGACCATGTGGCGACCGATAGTAAATCCACCCTGCCCTACATCTCTATCGTCAAATTGAATTATGATTTCTTCATCTAGTGTAGAAGGTAAAAATGTATTATCGCTGGCAAAGGTTTGGCCGAATTGCCTGTAAAGTAGACGGATAGTATGGTTATCTCCTCTATGGTCTGTAAATTTCAAACCATACATAGGTCTTTGACCAATGTTCTCGCTCTTCATATCATCTGCTGGAATGTAGCCGTCACTACTTGCTTGGACAGTAGTCGCTGTCATCGCAGTGGCGGCATTGCTGGCATTACCGTATCTTGATACATTATTTGTACCATCGTTATCGAATCCCCATTTACTCAAATCAGGTGCCCAGCCGGGTATACCCGCTTGTGTCATGCCGCCAAAGTTGATTCTCGCCTTCGCTTTCGTACCTATTCTAAGACCGTCTACTAGAACTGATGCAGGGCTTTTTGTTTCAAATGATTCGTTTAACACAGTATTAGCATTTCTTCCGCTCACTAATTCCACATTACTAGTCGCCAATGCACCTTGGCTGTCTACTCTATCTGCGCCTAAGTTTAAGTTGTTAAGTAACTCATCGTCAGGTGATTCAGGTGGCAAATATTCTTTGAGAGTAGTTATTGGTGCAAACGGCCTACCAAATCTATTAATTGGCATAGGTGCAGGGTGCATGTTTTCTCCAGTAATTTCATCCGGCTGACACCAGTAATTTCTAAATCTACCACCGTGACCTATCAAATACTGTGGTTTGTATGGTGTCTGAGCCTTACTGTTATCTAACCATGTGCAGAAATTTCTTCCGCCAGCACCCGGAATAGTAGAATGTATTATTATAGAAAATCCTTGATTACCATCAGAATCTAGTACTACTCTTCCAAGATGCGCTCTAACATATCCCATGTGAGAGCCTCTATCGTGACTTGAAAATGATTTCTTAGTGTCCCAAAAAGGAGCAGGGTCGTGTGTAGAAGCAGTAGTTGCAAAGTCCGCTTTTTGATGGACATGAGCAGGGTCAAAGTTGTCAGTATTGCCTAAGAAAGAATCGGCAGGTTTTCTTGCCTGTGTTTTCCCATTCTTAGCACCTGCTTGATTAATTAATCTCACAACTTCTCTTGCTGCCGACTCTATGTTAGTAACTCCGTCTTTCAAAGATACTTCTCCCATATCGACAGTTAATCTTCTTACAAAGTCCATTTTTGTCCAATGGTCTAAGTTATTCATTCTAGTATCATCTAATGACAGAGTAGAACTCCTTATACCCTTCATCGCTAAGAAGGCAGGTATTACTCTTGTACCATCAGGTGTATCAAAGAATGTAGATTGCTCTCTTGAGGAAGAATCAATTTCTTGATGCTTAGTGTTAGCATCTGATGCAACCGTGACTGCATTATCAGTGCGGTCGATATAGCCATTTGTAGCAGTATCGTCTACACCTCCAATGTAATGACCTACATCTCCACCAGTTACATTTGAGTTCCATGTAGATTTATGAGCGTATGCCGATTCTATAAAGTCAGAATCTTCCGTAGTGTTTAGTCTTTTATTTTGAGTTGGGAAACCTGCCGCTACATCTAACAAAGAGCCTGAGCCACTAACTGTATTTTGAATTAGACCAGTTGTACTAGTATCCTCTTTACCTATCGAAGAGGCAGCAGGGCTTGATTGTACTTGCATATGTAAGTCTTGAAATGCAATAAACTCCCTGTCATGCTCTACATCGTAGAGTAATATCCTTGCATAGTTCTGTGTGCATTGATAGGGGTCAAGGTAAGCAACTGGTGGAGGAGTTTCTGATAGACCAAAAGCATCATAGTTCATTTCTATTGTCTTGTTTATATGCTGTACTAGATTCTGAGCCGTTTCTATACAACTATTACCTATTAGGAAATTTTCCATAGGTATACTATCTCTTGGACTAGCATTGAATGCTCCTTCTCCACCATTAAATCCTGACCAAACTTCTGCTTCATTGAGTGTACCTCTGCTTTTACAAAACAAACCTTCGATAGCGTGAGGGTTAGTATAATGCATGTTCATCCATATAGTGTCACCTTGTCTCAAACCGCCTACACAATAAGGGTGCGACCATGCTCTGTTCAAGAATGTCTCTTTCACCTTTGGATAAGTACCCGATGCGGTAGCGTACAAGTCTTCAACATATATTTCATCACCGACAGAAGGAGTAAATCCTGAATCAGGACTGACTATAGTAAGTACATTACCTACTCTGTTGTCATAGAATCCACGGTTAACAGCGCCGCTTGCATTTTTCCAAGCAACTCTAAATTTATAACTACTGTCAGTAGAACTTATTGGAAAAAGACTAGCGTCTTCTAGTGTAATAGAGGTGGCAGGGCTACCTGTTACAGAGGCTATAATTCCTCTTGGTCTCTTACTCACTATCTTTGGTAAGTGAGGATTAACTGTAGGACCAGCCTTTAATTCAATGGCACTAACATATTGCTTTAGTCCGTAATCTACATTACCACCTTGAGTCATTACATTAGAACGGTCATAGTAAAAAGAGCGTCTGTTTTCATAACCAGCACTAATCAAACTTGGATTGTCAGCCATGCTAGTGTAACTCATATCTTGGTAGCCGGGTGCAGGGAAAATATGAGCGCCCACACTAATGTCTCTCAAAAAGTGCTCACTGAAAGCATGGTCATCGCCCGAATCAACTACGGTCAAAAAGTGGTTAGTGGTATCTCTTGCACTGTAAGTTACCCATTCTCCATTTCCTAAAAACGCTCTACGGTATCTTGCACTACCACCTAGCCCTGCGACAGATACAGGCGGAGCACTTGGTATTGGGAAAATATTAGCATCTTCTACATACACACGGCTATTGCTAGAATCATATGGCCTCGTCACCTTTGTACCGCTTCGGTGAGTATCATTCTGTATAGCATAAGAAAACGAGCCAAATAGTTCAGGGTCTTGCGGAGATATGGAATTTGGCCTACGACCCACAGGATTAGGATTCCAAGAATGAGCAGTGTGAGTAGCATCTATGTGTAACTTCATGCTGTTATCAGGACCAACGAATACTCCTTCTGACGGGTTATCAAAGAAGAACTGCTCAAACAGAGGGATTTCTACTAAAGCCCTAGTACTTGCATACTGCGTACCTAGTTGATAATCATGCTGAACCGTGTCAAGAGTTTGGAATAATCTATCATTGATAGTAGTCCCGTCATTACACATACTGTCCTCTCCAAACTTATCATCGACATGTAAAACACTACCGGCAACTATACCTGTCGCTGTTATCCAATCAGCAAATGTATCTGCTTCACTGCCATCTGCCACAATAAACTTACCAGTCCCTATTTGACTACCCGAAGCAAATGTAAAGGTATCACCTGTTTTACTAGCATATTCTGCACTTGCAAATCTAGTTTGTTCGCCTTGGTTACCTGCTATTGCAAGGTAGATTCTACCTTCCTTTGGGAAACAGTATGTGCCCCAACTTTGTAGGTCTGTCGATTTGTTATTTAGAGGAGCGACTACTACAGTCGTGCTGCTGGTAGAGGTTACACGAGTTTGACAGTCTCTACGAGTGTTCCATTCTAGTCTTGACAAAGGGCTGGGGTCATAACTTTCTTTGGTATTTACAGCACCTTGACCTGCACCTCCAAGAGTCATAGTTACTACAGGTGCGCCCGGCATTATTTCTTTGACTATGTGAGAATCAGGAGAAGCAGAGCCTTTGACATAGACACTTGAAGAAGCAAGGTCACTAATTATACCATGCGCTCGCATGACAGTGTTACCCTCTGAATCATCTGCAAAAGATAATACTCTTCCACGAGATGTTAGACTTTCTATACTAATGTAATTAGCAGATTCAGTAGAGTCGCCTAATTTACTAAACAGGTTAAATCTACTTTTGTCACTAGGCTGTAGTATCAATTTTACTCTATTACCTACAGACTGGTGCTCTATTATGTCAAAGTAATCATGAACACAAGAACTTTGGTTGGCAGTACCCTTTCCTACAATCTGTGGCTGAGTAAATAATTCATCGTCATCTACCAAGGCGTCTGTAGTACCAGCCCCGATAGTGACGCTCGTAGAAGTTACTGCTGTAACTGTTCCTAACTTTTTACCATTTGACTTGTAGAGACTGTCACCTGTAGTTACGACAGTAGTAGCGTTTACCCCGTCTACTGTCATCGCTCCCGAAGTAGAAGACGAATATCCTGATGCATTGTTTACAAACAAACCAATCCTTGGCCTTGCACCGTTGGTAGACTTTTGAGTTCTTACATTAGCAACCTCTTCAAATGTTCCTAGATTAGTTTTGTTAGTCCTTACTAATACTTTGTGAAATACAGAACCTCTAGTGCTCAATTCGCTGGTTGCAACTGGAATTGCTTGAGGTGTTGTCTGAGGTGAATCAGCAGAATTCAAAGGTAAGTAATTTTCAGGACAGAGGTCATAATTCAAGACCTTTTCTGCAACAGTTCCTTCCGATGTTTCACCTTCTAAATCACCATCTAAAAATCCAAACATTTCAGGCTTGTCAAATTCTATAACTCCTCCAGCAGAAAACAATCTTAAATCTTGACCTTCAAGGCTACTTCTAATTACATCGAGTATAGAAGTGCTACCAGTTACAATTGTACTAACCTTTGGCAAAGTATCAGTTACAATTATCTTTGGATTCAAATTAGAAACTTTGACAATTGCACCAGTATTTGCTAGGCTTACGAATCCTGAATCAACTGCTGTACTGAATGTTATTGTTTTTGCAGAATAACTAATCGTTCCTCTAATAGTCGAAGATGTGGAAGCAGGTGTACCACCTATGCTTACCGAAGATGCCTCTATGGTCTGACCATCGTATCCGAATGACTTGACACTCTGTAAAGTAATAACTGTGTTACCACCACTTATGTTACCAGTGAGTCTTGAACTTGCACCTACATTGAACTGGTTACCGTCTAAGTCAACTGCGTTGTAATGTAACTGTACAAATGGTGCATAGTTATATGTTGATAAATTAGGAACATACAACACTGCTATTCTACTGTCAGAAGAAGGGATGATATGCTTAACATCTCCTTGTTCATCGTTAGAAGAAGTAGACTTTAACATAAAGGGTTCAGGAACAAAGCCCTTTCCACCTATAGCCAGTATGTTTCTTTGAGTGTCATCTATGTCAGACATTCCATTTTCAACTATGTCACTGACTAAAGAACTGTTTAGTAAATAATCTATTTTTATAGGACCGTGAGCATCGTAACTAGACACTACGCTGTTTATTGGAACAGTAGACCTTATGTCAGAAAACTGAGATGGGAAGCCTGCTACTATTACATCGCTACCTATGTCTAGTTTTTTCTCTACTCCATGAGAACTAGTAGGTGGTAGTGTACCCATAAAAGGATGACTCGTTACATGATTGAGTATGTGTCTACCTGAATGACCTGCCACAAATGATTTACCTACATTACTTGAACTGGCTGAAAACTTGTTGTACTCGTGACTGTCAATAGCCATACTTTGAGAAAACATAATACCGTTGTTACCAAAGTCACTTTCGTCTATGATGACTTGCCCTTGTCTTTGAGAAAACTGCGTACCTGTACCGTATGGTTGGAAGTCGTTACCGTTACCTGTGTCTACTATGCAGTCACCTGTGATAATTACAAATCTACCAGCATCGTGACTTGCGAGTGCTCCCCTCCTTCCGTTTGTAGCGTTAGCACTGAAATCTAAGTGTATTGATTCGACAGTGATAGTTCCTGCACTAGCATTGACCGCCATCAGTCTCATTCTTTCAGGAGATTTAGCAGTGGGCTTACCTGTAGTTTGACTGTAGCCAAGTGGATTCACAAGTATGTTGTAAGGTACTTTAGGAATCGAAACCGTGGAAGTAGAAGAAACAGCATGAACTGTTACGCTATAACTTCCCCCACTGTAAGGGCTGGCTGTGAAGTCTATAGAGGTCAGTCCACTTTGACCGCTCAATTCATCGACTAAAGACTGAGCAGCAGTCGCACCTATAGTTATAGTAGAATTAGCAGAAGTCGAAGCAGTTATAGAAGGAGTCGTAGTAATCAAACTAATTGGACTGACTGGCTCTTCAAACCTCCAAAGTCCTATTGTGTTGTCGCTTTTTACAGGAGCATATTGCTGATAGCCTGATACAAGCGCACCTCTTGACCAATGTACAGCCTCAAGTGTGCCTCTGAAATCACCGCCTCTGCCACCAAGGTAGATGTGGTTTTGTTGAGTGACTAACTCATGAACTTCTTCTAATTCCTGAGAGACTGCCAAATCGCCATTTACAAATAAGTTGATTGTTTTTCTATCAAATATGACCGTGACATTTAGTAACTCTCTATGCCCTTCGTTGAAAGCAGAAGAGTCTTCTCTTTCTGCATCGGTTGCTAAGTAAGATGTATGCATATCGTTTTCTAAAGGAAACTGTATACCGTCCCAGTATGCGATTTTACCATTAGCCTTTGTCACAGGCTTCGCTGTAGATAAAGTATAAACTGCATCTCTTCCACTGGCTTGATTTCTTAGTCTTATTTCAAATGTAGCAGGAGCAGGACTACTTGGGCTTCCTACAGTCAGCCGCATTACATTTTCCTGCTCAAATATAACACCGCCACAATCAGGTATAAACCAAGTCTCTAGTGTAAATGAATTTAGTGCTTTAGGTAAACCCTTCCTTTCTTCATTTTGTACGCCGTGTATAAATTTATTATTTACAGGAACTAGAATGCTGTCGCTTATACCATTGAATTTTATAGCATATCCAGCGTCTATTGTCAGAGTCATCTTATACACCTATCACAAAGTCTGTAGCAACAAGTAGCAAATTGTATGCGTAGTAGTTGTTGCCAGCATCATATCGCACATGAAGTTTCTCCGGCATTATACGAATACCGCCGTCATTTCCATGTGCACCAGTGCTTAAAGTTACAAACATATCAGAAACAGTGTTTGTCAAAAAGCCCACAAGAGATTCTACTTCATCGGGAATAACCGACTTTGCCCAGTTGGTCAAAAGATTATCTTTGTTTTCTCCTCTGTCAGATTTGTTACCACCAGCATCACCTGTGAGAGACAAATCATTGATACTCTCAGATGCAGAACGAGTATTCGCTAACGCTCCTTTTTCGGAGGCGGCTATTTCTCCAAATGTCAAAAAGAAATTACGAGCCATACCAGTGACACCTGAACTTGTTATTAGGCTGTCATAAGGTATCTGTATGCCTTGGAATAAATCACCTTTAGTAGTGTTAGCGTTGGAAACTAGACCAATCAAGTCTTGTGCTTTATCTCCAGCAGATTTTTTTGTTAGTGAACTAAAAGAGGCAGAAGAGTTAAACAATTGAGGGTTAAACATTCTTCTGAACCTACTACTCATGACTGGAGGGTGCTCAATTGACTGGCTGGGTCTGTAAACTTGGTCAATGGCTAAAACAGAACCCATACGCTTTACTCTGAAAGTAGTATAAGCACCACTAGAATACAACACCTCGTCACCTGCCGAGTTTAATTTTTTAGAATTAGCAGTTATAGTACCAGTAAGTTGCATGGCTTCTTCTACAAGAGTTGCTAAAAGTACAGCAGGATTTTTACCATCTGTTCTTGTAATATCCTTTATAGGAATCCACACTTCTGCATCAAGATAAGAAGCATCGGTCGAACTGACAGTTCTTCTATGAGGATAACCATTTGCATTTACCTCACCGGCTTTGTATTTTATTATAGAACTATCAGAGCCTCCTGCAAGTGAGTGTGCACGAGTCTTATCAAATATGAACTTTATACCATAGTTGGGGTAAGCAAATGTACCGTTTATTACATCAGTCAAAGGTCTGCTTCCTGTAGGTCCACGAGAGGAATCTTCTAGCCAATAAGAAGGAGTCAACTTAATGTATTCTTTGTGCAACATTTCCTCCATGCTGGAGTTACTTCGGTTAATTGAAATTTTACTATCTTGCAGTATATTGCTTTCTATACTCCTATCTAATGTGAATGTGTGCTGCTTACCACTTCTAGCAGCATTATCAAGGTAGCCTAAAAATTCATTTTTGTAATTAAAACATTTGTAACTGATGAATAATTTATCACCCGAAGAAACATCTACAGGTAACGCTGATTGAAAGGTAACAGTTCCGTCTGTGACAGACAAAACTATACCTAGTAAAATACCACTTGATTTGACTATTCTATCTCCCTTGCTCAAAATAGAATCAGCGTCGACTGTTGAGAGGATAGAGTCTGTTAAATTTAGAGCGCCTGTTGTTCCGGTTGAATAATTACTTGAAAATTCCAAAGTAGTACCTTGTCTGATTATCGCATCAGAGAAGGTTTCACTAGTTCCTACAATAGTAGAGGTAGAACCCTTTACATGATTAGTATTAACTTTGTAAACTGAACCTGCTGTAATAGAGTCGGGGTAGCCGGCTCTGTTACCGTAGTCTACTATTTGAGCAGGGTCAAATGGCTCGGTGTTCATAAAACTACCAAAATTTATCAAAGTTCTCATAGGGGTAATAGTCACAGCATCATCGACATTAGAAATCCCTGAAATATCAACACCATCATCATCTATCAAGATGCCATTTATTTCCATGGTAATTCTAGGTATGTTGGTGTCTACTGCAAATCTTTTCAAAATATTAGCAGGTGTAGGGAAGGCAGATACATTTCTGTCGATTGCCATGTCTACACTTTGCGCTTCCAAATCAACAATAATCGATTTGTCTCCTGTTATCAACTTAATCGGAATCGCCACTTTTTCACCTCACAATATTATATCTGCCGCTATAAATTTCAAAGAAAACTCGTAGGCTTTCATTTCTGCGTCACGGTGGAATGTAAAGTCAGTTACCAGTCCGCTTATGCCGTTTTTCAAATGACCTTCTATCGAATGAGAAAATGAGCGTGAAGAGTGAACTGTGTTCGCACTTGACAATTTATCAGCAGTGTTACCTTCTGTGGTTAAGAAAAAGTTACGCTGTGCTACTTCTGTATCAAGTTGATTTTTACCTTTGGTAGCAAGAGAGTTGTAAGGTATTTGTATTCCTCTAATATAATCTCCACTCGTATCTTTGTTGCCAATTTGGTTACTTAAGAAATCAAGACCTATATTCAAAGCATCTGTAACAAAATTCAAATCAGGATTAGTTGCGTAGTTATTACTATTACCAAGTATACCGATTATGTCTTGTATCTTGTCACCTCCACTTTTGACACGCTTACCACTTCTACCACCTGAAAAACCTTGGGTCACAGGCATCTGACCTACACCTAGGTTAGTGTTGATTGTGTCAGATAGACTGCCTAAAGACGAAGCGAACTGCTGGGTTATGGTCAAGCGAGAAGCGTGACCGCTTGTAGAATTACTAATTGCAGTCGAGAATACTTTGTCCAATGTAGTGCTTTCCCTGTACAAAATTTCATTATTACTAATATCTATTTCAGTACCGTTTTTTATAGTTATAGAGGTAGCCGTTAACGCTGTTATAACTCCTACTGTTGCTCCTGTAGAATTGTACAATTTGTCTCCTACATCATAAACTGTAGTAGCATCTACTGTGTCGACATTCATAGCAGTAGTTGTACCTGCACTATAGCCTGTTGCATTATTAACAAGTACCCCACTACTATGAACAGAATTTGACGGTCTATCCAAATCAATGTAGTCGGCAGTCAGCGCTTTTGATAGCAAATATGTGATGTATTCGTCTGTTCTCTTTAAACTTCCACCGCTGTCTCTTGCGCTCCCATCCTCGTGAGCAGGGAACTCGGGACCTACTGCTTTCTCAGGCGCAGCCTGCTCATCAAAAGTATCAGCGTTTTTGATAGGTATTATCATAACAGGGTTGAGTGGAGTAGAATAAAGATTAGGGTCACCGTAGTCGATTGGCCTAATGTAGATTGAGTCGCCTGCTGCATGAGGAGTAGATGCACTTATTTTGTTAACAAATTCGATTGTAAACTGGCTACTAGTAACTGATGTTACTAAGCCCTCGTATATCCTCCCCCCACTCACTCTCCAAGAGCCAGTTGAACTACGGAATATGACCTTATGCTGTCTATCGTTTTCTGTTAATTCAAACCACTGACGAGGGTCACCTCCTGTTACTGTTATTGTTTTTTTATCTGTACTCAAAGACTGTATAGTAATTCCAGTCATTATTCTTGTTTGATTCAAA